GCATTCAATTTATTAAATTCAGCTTCACTTCCAACTTGTTTAACCACTTCTTCCATAGCACCTTTTACATCATTATTTAGTGCTAATTCTCTAGCTTTTTGTAAATTCAATTGTCTACCAATCATCACAGAAGCTGTTATTTCAGCATTTAATGATTCTTGGAAATTCAATAATCCATCAGCTACTTTTGCAACTGAATCTAAACTTAATCCAAGTTTTCTAGCTTGAACAGCTGCTTCTAAAATATTCTTCCCACCATCAGCTGAGAATTTAGCGAATAATTCAGTGTTAGCTGCAACATCTTTTAATACTTGGTCGGGTGCAACATTGTTAGCTTTAGCTAATTGTCGCGTTGATAATAATAAATTTTCTGCCTGTTCTCCAGTCAACCCTTGTGTTTGTGTAAATAAACCAACTAACTTTGTACTTTCATCTACTGACATACCAGTTGTTTTTGCTATTCTAGCAACACTTCTGGATAATTCATCAGCTTCATCAAATGCAACTCCAAAATTATTTGCTAAATCCGATGTTGCTTTAGCCGCGTCTTCAGCTGATAAACCAAGTTTTGTAAATTCTGTTTGTGACTTTACAAGGTCTTGTCTAAAATCCGTTACACCCATAGCACCGAATTGTCCAGCTATAGCTTCTTGAGTTGCACCGAATTGCATTAATGCAGCAAAAGCAATGGTTAATGGATTGGTTATAAAACCTTTAATCGTACTACCCATTCCACCCATCAATGAATCTGTAGCGGATACCGCACCTTCAATTCCTTTGTTTACCTGTAATCTTTTTGCTTCAGCATTTAAAGTATTTTTATAACCATTTAAATTCTTTTTAACTGTTTCATCTGTTGTTTTAGCTATTTCGTCATCTAATTCTAATTGAGTTTGTTTAATACCTGTTAAATCATGTGCACCACTGACTATGCCACCACTAATGTCATTTAATTTATCTGCTAAAGTATTAGTTATTTTACCAGAAGCGACTAAGTTTTTAGTTCCTTTTACTTGTTTTTGTAAAGTTCCAAAAACATCTTTTTGTAAACCCAAACCATCTTTACCACTTATATTATTTAATCTTTGTTTCTTTCCTATATTTGTAAGGGTTTTACTTATATCTTTGTAACTTTGTGAAGACTTATTTTCTTGACGCTCTGTTAATTTATTTATGATTCCTTGATTTTTAATAAACTCTTCTTGTTGTTTTGAACCAAGTCTACCATTTTTAATAGCTTGTTCTTGCAGCCTATTATAATCCGCTAAAGCTTTATTTAATTTGGTTTGTTCTTTTGTACTTAACGCCATTTTAGTCCTCTATATCATAGCCTTGTTTTTTTAAGTCTGCTAAAACCTCATCACCAAGTTTGTTAGCTTTTTCTATGTCTTTATAGAATCCTTTAACTAATTTTTGAATTTTTGGGTTTTTTAAGGCTTGTTTTTCTTTTGAAGAAAGTTTTTGTTTTTTTAATTGATTTAATCCAACTAAAAACTTGAATGCATTAAGTAATTTGTTTTCTAACAAAACGCTTTTATGATTCATATATGATTTTTTCTTTGACACAATACTCTCCTATTTAGATGTATCTATTCATATATAAATATCAGATTTGTTAAAAATTATGTTTTAAATCTTGAATTTGATGATTTGGTTTTTTGATTAGCTTTTTTTATTTCTTCGTTTTCTTTTTTACGAGTATCAAGAAGTTTTTCATAATAAAAATTTCTTAAATATACAGGCATTTCGTATAAATCAGAGTGATTGAATCCCTCTCCATAATACATTAATTGAAATATTTGTTCGTGAAGTTTTGGTTTATCTTCAGGAATTAGGCCAAAAAAAGTTAACCGTCATTGGTATATCTACCTTGACGGACTCACCTCCTAAATCTATTTCTTGCTCCATTATAATATCTGGAGTTACTTTTTTGATTTCTTCTCTTAAATGCATTGAATCTCTTGATAGAATGTTTTGAGATATTTCATTAATTACTGATTGAGAATTATCACCATCAACTTCTTTGATTAAATATCTTAATCTTGTGGTTAATTCAGGAGCAACAGCACCAACTTTTTTAGAAGCTTTTAACTCTTCATCAATTAATCTTTCATCCTTACCTGTAAGTAAACTGAATTTAATTTTTCTTTTTGATATTGGTAGTGTTACTTCAAATAAATTTTCTTTAGCATCTTTTGGTAATTTTTTAAATGGACACTCAGCTAAATTAAATATTTGAGTTGACACTCCTCCTGTTGTTGGATGTGTTACTTGACAAGTATATTCAGGTCCATATGCTAATATTCTAGCTGCAACCATCACAGCATTTTTGTCACCAAGTATTAAATCATCTGATTTCACACCTTGTGTTAATATTAATGAATCTAATAATTTATCAACCACTAAACCTTTTTTTATAAGATTCTGAGAAGTAAGAATATCTTCTTCTTTTGCAGTCATATATTTGATTTCTATCTTTCCATCTTTTAATGGATGGTCTTTTGGATATAATCTACCTTCACTTGGTAAATCAATTACTTCACTTGGGAATTTATTATCTGACATTTATAACCTCCGATTATGATTTTGATTCGGAAACAGATGCTTGTCTATAACCTGTAACTAATTTTTTAATTTCACCGATAGCTTTTCTAGCTCTACCACCAGCTGCTTTCGTACCTTTTTCTGAAAATACTGAATGATTTTCTTCAAATTGTTCAAATAATTCTTTTATATCATTGTATAATTTATCTGTTGACATTTTTGTCTCCTATAACTTAATTAAACTTCTATTGCTCGTCTAAACCAACCTAACCAAAATTTCTCTTGATTTGGTTTGTCTATAACTATATTTGCAAATCGTAACACACGATATGCTCTTACTACATCTACACTTATTTTCTGTATAGCATTTATTGTAGCTGGTCCTATTCCACCATCTACTTCAATTTTGTTTCTACTCTTAGAATTAGCAGCCTGTTGTAAAACTTTAACAGCTCCTCTTCTACCAAAATTAACACACATATCAAAGTATATATGTCTTAATTGTGGGGGAACATCATCACACTTACCTCGTCTCCAATAGTCTGTATGATATATTTTTTTAGCTTGTTCTTTGGTAAGATTTTTAATGTCCACATTAGGATACCATCTTTTAGCGATTCCATACTTGGTTTCACCACCTGCATCATCTGGGTCATTTACATAACCACCTTCGTGGTCTAAAACTATATCTATTATTTCTTCAAATGTTGTTTTCATTATGTTCTCCGTATATAAATATATATAAAACAAAAAAACCCTCAATTTTTTATTAAGGGTTTTTTAAGTTATATTTTAATATGATTTATTAGAATTTAAGTATTGCGTAATCATATCTTAATGTTAATGTAATTTCAACAGGGTCTGATGAATCAAATGCCAAATCACCAAATGTAGCACTTTGAATATAAGCACCTTTTAATTCCCATTCTTCAACAACATCACCAACTGGACCTAATAAGTTAAATGTAATATTTTTCTTATAGAAATCTGAATATCCGTCTCTACCAGTTACTGATTCGTGTCCTAAACGAATCCATTCCATTACTTGTTGAGCCGCAGAAGGTACAATTGGGTCATATAAAGTTATATCCAATGTAGACCATCTTGACTTACCTTTAACATATCTCGTTACATTCATATGTTCTAAAATTACTTCATCCGACTCAAGAGTTGGTCTATTAATCGCTTTTATTAAATAAGCATTAATACCATCAATTTGCATTATAAATCTATTTTTGAGCTTTGGCTCAAAAGGGGTAAACATTATATCTTGTGGTTCTAACAATTCTGGCATCTTATTTCTCCTAGTTGTATACCTTTGCTTTCATATATAAATATAAAAAATATTAAAAAATAATAAATATTTATACTACATTAACCTTTTTATTCTGGAAATTGTGCTCCAGTAGGCTGTATTGTGAAATCTAACACAATAAACTCAGCTGTTCTTGTTGGTTGTAAGAATAATTGTCCAATTAATTGATTTCTATCAATTGTATCGGGTGTATTATTACTTTCATCCATTACTACTCTAAATGCACTTAAACCACTTTGAGCTTGAACTTGTTCCAAATATGGATTAGCTATGTTCAAGAATCTTCTTCTTAATGCTGCAGTATTCTGTTCAAACACTAAGAATCTTGAAGATGATGCTATAAATTTCTTAACTTTAATTAATAACCTACGAACATTAACTCTATCTAATGCTGAAGCTTTCTTCTGTAATGTTTTTTGTCCAAATACCGTTACACCTTGACCTGGAAATGTAGCGATTGGATTAACACTTGAATCATATAATGTATCTCTATCAGCTTGAGTTAGTTTTCGTTCTGCTTCTTTTGCAATATTAATAGTTCCTCTATTTAAACCAGCAGGAGCAAACCATTCGTGTGATACTTTATCTGTGTAAGTATATACACCAGCTACTGTAACTGATGGTGGTACCCATCTATTAGTTCCGGCAACTTGAGAATCAGCTACTTTTACCCATGGCCAATACATAGCGGCATAATTAGAATTTCTTGTTTTAGCTTGTGTAGTAGCATCTACTACATTTTTACCATAAACAACTGGGTCTATAACTGCAAAACAATCAGCTCTTGATTCACATACATCAATTATTTTACTAGCTACTGTTGTGTGTTGATTGGAGATAATACCTGGTGCTAATATTAAATTAATATCATACTCATCTTGGTTTGCTAATAAGTCAAGAGCATCTTGGTAACCAGTTAAACCTCTATCTGCTGTTTGTGGT